ACTACATGGCAGGGTATGACAGGATAAGCATGCTTTATCTCTGGGTAGAGAGGGGAGGGGATGGTCTCTTCTGGGAGGGGCTCTTGTGCGCGTAGAATCATCTGGGACGTTGCGTTTTATTTTTCTCAATTTTTTTTACATTTTTAGCTATTAAAATTAATTTTACATAATTTTCAATATACTGGAATTGTTATAGAAAATGGCATGTCTCCACGGGGTGGATATAAGTGCTTGACAGGTGGTATTGGGACGGTGTATTTGGTTCATGAATGGAGGTGATGGATATTGGGGAGAAGGAATTTACAGACATTGCCTGAGGATATTCGTTTGGAGGTAGGGAAGAGGAATAAGGCTACCCGTGTACCGGCCATATTGTCATTGGCAGAGCATTCTGATTACACAAAGTCAGAGATAGCGAGGATGGTAGGAGTGAAACCAGCGACTGTAAGTGAGTGTTTAAGAAGGTACAATGTCAAGTTAAAGAAGTCCATTGAGTTTAAGCGTCACAAGTCTATCATTCTCAATGGTGTTCAGGAGAGGATAGTAAGTAAGATTACAGACTCCAAGATAGATGATGCCAATTTGCAGTCTACGATATCTTCATTGAAGATGTTGCATGAGATGGAGAGGTTGGAGAACAATCAGTCTACTTCCAATGTAGCTGTTAAGTCTGACATACCGGAGGCTTTATTGCAGATAACAGATAGAATAGTTCGGCGGGCCGAATGAAGCTAGAGGTCTTGAACAAGCAGTATAATGAGTTATTGAATGAGGCCAAGAAAGCCAATTCTGTCCAGGAATGTGTCAGGGAGTTATGCAAGAAGGACTTATTCTTTCTGATGACCAAGGTTCTTGGCAGGGAGGACATGGAGAGGCAATGGCTTCTGGACAGATGCACAGAAGTCCAGCAGACTCCCAATGGATGTCTTGATTTATGGTTCAGAGAGGCCGGCAAGAGTTCCATTATTACCTTTGGATTGACCATACAGGACATTCTTAACGACCCGAACATAACCGTTGGTATCTTTTCTTACAACAGGCCTACAGCCAAAGCGTTTTTGTGGCAGATCAAGAGGGAATTTGAGTCCAATGATGGACTTAAGTCTCTATTTCCTGAAGTATTATGGGCCAATCCTAATGCAGAGGCCCCACGATGGTCTATGGATGAGGGCATTATCGTCAAGAGGACGTCTAATACCAGAGAAGCAACCGTAGAGGCATGGGGATTGGTTGATGGCCAGCCCACAGGAAGGCATTTCAAGCTACTTATCTATGATGATGTGGTCACTATTGACTCTGTAAACACGCCTGAGATGTGCCAAAAGACCACCAGGGCATGGGAGATGTCAAGAAACCTTGGATGTGAAGGCGGGGCATCCAGATATATTGGGACCAGATACTCTTTTAACGACACCTATGGGGAGATGCTACGGAGAGGAGTAGTAGTTCCACGTATCTATCCTGTATATGACGAGAACAACAATCCGGTTTTACTTACAGCCGAAAGAATTGAGCAGAAGAGGAAGGAATTTGGCCCATATGTATTTTCTTCACAGATGCTCCAACAGCCCGTAGCAGATGAGGCCCAGAATTTCCATGAATCATGGATAAAAACCTGGCCAGCAGACAATTTAGACAACCTGAATATCTATATCCTTGTAGACCCTGCCTCTAAAAAGAAGAAGAATTCTGACTATACAGCCATGTTTGTAGTAGGGTTAGGAATGGACAAGAACTACTATATCATTGATATGGTAAGAGATAGACTTAACCTCACAGAAAGAACACAGATGCTGTTCTATCTGCACAAATTGTATTCACCAAAGGCAGTAGGATATGAAGAATATGGAATGCAGTCTGATATAGAGCATCTTGGATATGTCATGGAGAAGGAAAACTACAGATTCCCTGTGTTCCCACTTGGAGGCGTTGTATCCAAGGTGGATAGGATAAGGGCCTTGGTTCCATTATTCGAACAGGGTCGCGTCTATCTTCCACAGGTCTGCATAAGAACCGGAACCAACGGCAAGACAGTTGATTTAACCAAGGTATTCATAGAGGAAGAATATAAAACATTCCCTGTTGGCGTTCATGATGACATGATGGATGCCCTGGCAAGGATACTTGATCATGGAAAGAAGGGATTATTTGCAGTATTCCCAGATAAACCTGTCCAGAAACAAATCAACAGGATCCCATCTATCCATGATATGGCCAGAATGGAATTAGAACAAATATGGGAAGATATTAAACAGGAGGAATCTATATGGTAGAGATTGCAGTAATAGGATTTTTGACAGCTATAGTCATAGCGCAGCTGTTCCTAATCAATAAATTAGTTGACAAGCTTTTAAAAAAGGAAAATTATACGGTCAATCATGTATATGAGTCAGTCCAAACAGATGACGAAGGTGGAATACCTGTATGAATAAAGACATATTTAAAAGCGATGACTCATTAAAGTTAGCTATTGATGGATTCTTTGATGATCGTCTTGACCCGGCTAGGGCCATGATGGAACAGGTCATCGCAAGGAATCTTTTGTATTACATGGGAGAACAGTATATTGAGTATGTTGTCTCTACGGGACAGTTCAGAAAACGCCAAGATGCACAGCTTCTACCTACTCCAGTATCAAATGAAATACGTGAATATGTAAGAAGTGTAGTCTCCATGCTGATGAACCAGAAAATGGTTCCCAGAATATGGCCAAATACAGATGAGAAAGAAGATATACAGGCCGCTGATATTGGCCAGGCCTTACTGAATTATCTTGATTATGACAATGATGCCAGCTTCTTTGATGAGAAAGAGAAGACGATTATTCTTCTTTGCTTATCAGGAACTACATTCATGCGTACTTATGCAGATTCTGATAGTGGTATAGCCATTCCAGATGGAGGAAGAATTGGCGGGGTGGCCACGGAGTCTATCCTTCCTTTTAATGTAAGACTTGACCCTCTTGGAGATACATTAAGACAGAAACGATGGATTGGTATTCAATCACTCAAAGACAAGGAATGGGTTGAAGATACATTCAAGACAAAGATAGAACATGATAATGCAAATTCTACAACTATAGACTATCAAAGATATATCAGTAAACTTGTTCAATCTGTCAGTCCTTGGAAGGGAAGACAGCTTACAGGTGTCTATTTTGGCCTTGAAGATGATGACTCGGTATTATTCAGGGAAGTTGAATTTAAACCAACTACAGAGCATCCTGACGGCTTATACGTGGTAATCTGCGGCAATAAGGTCATCTACAAGAAAGATAGAATGCTGATCAAGGTTCGTGATGGAGCATGGCATTATTCTCTTACAGACTTCCATTATAATAGAGTTCCTGGAAGATTCTGGTCTGACCCGGGAGTTAATGATCTTATCTCTCCACAGAACATCATCAATGAAATTGATCAAGCATTGGCTATCAATAGAATGGGTATAGGGAAACCAAAGATATTAAGTCCTGGTGATGTTGGCTTGAAGAAGATAGGAATTGGCGGGCATGGTTTTATTGCCTTGTCTTATAATCCTATTATGGGACAGAAACCTGAATTCAAAGAAGGGACATCTCTTGCCCCTCAAGTTCTCGAGGAAAGAAAGTTTCAGAAGATGCAGATGCAAGATGCCGCAGGAGACCCCAAGAATGTATTGAGGGGACAGCAACCATCTGCAAATGCTTCTGGAGTCCTTACAGAAGGCATGAGAGAGGCCGCCGAAAGAGGAAGATACCCTGACATTGAAAGATTCAACCGTGCCCTTGCAAGAGTCTATAAAAAGAGGCTCCTTATTGCCCAGGAAGTCATGACAGAAGAAAGAATGATTAAGACCCTTGGGCGTGGCAACAAGATCAAGATCACCAAGTTCAAGGCATCTGATCTACGAGGAAACACTGATGTAAGATTGGAATTGGATTCTAGTCTCATTACCAGTAAATCTGGTCAGGCACAATTCATGTTGGATATGATTCAAAGTGGATTCTTCAGGGAGGGAGAGATTGCCCCTACAGTAAGACAGGAAGTTCTTCAACGATTGGGTATCTCTACATTCTCAGACGAAATTAATAATGATGTTGAGAGGGCAGAAACTGAAAATCTTGCTGTTGCCAGTGGTGAGGTTCCTATCATGTTGGCAGAACCAAACCCTGAAACAGGAGAAGACGAGGTCGTAAATCTTGACCCATTATTCAAATATGACAATCATAAGACCCATTATGAAGTTCATAGAAAATATATGATCTCTCCTGAATTTGCAGAACTTCCACAACAGTACCAAACTATTTTGGTACACCATACAGACCTCCATCAAAAGATGATTCAGGATACCCCACCTGATATTCGTGATTATGTCCAGATAGATAAAATTCTTCTTCCGGGAATCTTAAAGGAATCTGAGAGAGCACAGGTTGTAGAGAAGTATCTTGGTATCAAACCTGGAGATGAGCCATTCGTAGGGATCCCAGATGCCAATAGTGTCATCAAGATTAATCAGAAGATTGGTGACACAGAAGCCAAAATGGAATCAAAAGATAAGCAAATGAAAGCAGATTTGTATAAACATGGCATAACTGAAGGAGTCAAAGCCAATGCCTTACAAGCTAAAGAAAATGAAAAAGGGATTCAAAGTGGTAAGCCCAAACCACCCTCAAGGATTCAGTAAGAAGTCCTTGACGCATAAAGAGGCTGTAATGCAGTTGAGAGCAATATTATTAAAAACCAAAGGTAAGTAAGAAAGGGAATGAACATGGATTCAACCAATACCGAAAAAGTAGGGGCGGAACCTGCAAAAGAAGTAGAAGAAAAAGACGTAAACTTGGATTCGTCTCCCAAGGAAAATGACGGCAAGCAGGATTCGTCTCCTGAGCAACCTTGGCATAAAGACCCAAGATTCAAGAATGAACTTAATCTCATCAAGAGCGCAAAGAGATTGATGGAGAGTAATGGTCTTGAGTCTATTGATGAGCTTGCAGAGCTTGTTGAAAATGGGTTAAAAGTCAGAGGGAAGGAAGCAGATATTGCCAATCTTGACCAGATTAAATCCAAGGCCAAGAAGCTTGAAGAGTATCAGGCCTACTGGAAAGATCAGGAAGAGAGAAAGAAGAGGGAACAGGAATTCCCTGAACAGACTATTGCCAGACTTCAGAATGAACTCAAGAAGGAAGAAGAACGTAGAAAGAGAGAAGACCAGGAAAGGCAAGAACAGGAAATGGCCAGGAATGCCATCAGGTCTTTTGAGAGAGAAGTATCTCTATTCGTAAAAGATACAGAACTACCAAGGGAACAACAGGCATTGGCCATGAAGTTTTATGGGGTCGGCAATGTCTTCAATGACGTTGACATCTTGGATAAGAAAGCCGTCAAGAAGATGCTTGTGGACGGCATGAAAGACCTCGAGAACTTCAAACAGTCTGTAATCAAGGAATACCTGGAAAAGAAGGGAGAAGTGCCAAAGGTTGCAGCGGCCATATCAAGTGCGCCTACACAGCCTGTTGGTAAAATGAAATTACCAGAAGCGCATAAAGCGTTTAGAGAGATATTTAAAGGAGTCATAAAATGAGTACCTACGCAGATACTACAAATTTAGTTGAAATCCTTAAAACCGTTTATGGTGAAGGATTAACCAACCAGTTCAACGATGAAAAGATCACGTATAACCTGTTCAAGAAGTCTGATAGACGACCTACTGGAAAGGGTTATGTTTTTGGTGTTCGTTATGCACGTGCCCAGGGAACTGGCGCAAGAAACGAATCGGCTATTCTTCCTGATCCGCTGACTGGCAAGAAAGATCAGGGAACGATTACCCCGAAATACAACTACGGTTCTATTCGGATTACCGGACCTGCCATTGAAATTGCCAAAGGCAATGCTGCGGCATTTGTTGATGGTTTGGCTGATGAAATTGATGACATCTACCAGAGCATCATTGTTGACCTGAACCGTCAGTGTCATTGGGATGGACATGGCCAGTTGGGTCGTTTGTCTGCCGGTGCTTCCTATACAGGAAATGCAACTTGGGCAGGAACCTTTGATAATGACATTGGTGTAAAATACTTCCAGGAAGGCCAGTTTGTTGACTTTTATGCTTCCGCTGGTGATTCTATGGAAGGGGATACGACAGCGTGTGCAGCTGGTTCTCGTGTTCTGTCCATTAATCCTTCTACTAATGTGATCATCTTTGAAACTCCATTGGCAGCCTATCTGACCAATCATCCTACGGCATCTGGATTCACGAATACCAATGCCCATAGTATTGCAGCTGGATGCATGGCAATTAAGGCTGGAATGAGGGCAGCATCTTCATGGACTTCCGCATCAACCACGACTGAAATTACTGGTCTGACTGGCATCTATGATGATGGAACAAATCTTTCGACCTTTGAGAATATTGAGGTTGCCACCAATCCTCATTGGAAAGCCAATATCATCTCCAATTCTTCTGTAAATCGTGAGCTGTCTATCGACCTCATGATCAATGCCGTTGATCTCACCAGAATGCGGTCAGGCAAGAAAGTAGACTATATTCGTATGGGGTTGGGACAGAGACGCAAATATGCCAATCTGCTCCTTCCTGACGTACGGTTTGCTCCTACGGTCTTGAAGGGTGGGTATGAGACGCTTACTTTCAGCGGTGGAGATGGTTCTATTGAAATGATCATTGATCCGATGACCCAACCCAATATGATCTTCTTTGAACCCAAAGATGTCATTATGAAGTATGAGTTAAGTCCGTTGGGATGGGGCAATCTTGATGGCAGCCAGTTGCATCAGAGAGCTTCTTACGATGAATGGGATGCCTTCCTGCGTATCTACACACAACTTGGATGTGAACAGCGTAATTGCCTTACCTTACTGAAGGATTTGGTAGAACCCTCATTGTATTAGGGGGTTATGTAATTAACGGGGGCATCCTACGATAAGTGGGATGCTCCCTTAACCTAGTATCCACTTATGTGGGGAAAACTATGGAGGAAGTAACATGATTAAAGACAGAAACATTGACCCCGGAGCCAATATTCAGCTTTCCAAGATTGCCGGTCTTGGATTAGGCCCGATTACCGGAGAAACCTTTTATGTCGCTAAAGACGGTATTCAGGCAAGAACGTGGCTTGATGGGAGAGTTCCCGGCGACCATCTTTTCCTGACCATTGACGCAGCCATCAACAAGTGCGTGGCTGAAAGAGGGGATGTAATCATTGTCGCCCCCGGTCATACGGAAGACGTTGTTGCAGCGGCAGGGATTGATGTTGACGTAGCCAACGTATCAATCATCGGGCTTGGGAATGGAGATGACAGACCTACTATCAACTTCACGACCGCCACGACTGCCGATATTGATATTGACGCTGCCAACATCCTCATCGAGAACATCTACTTTGACCTGACGGGCATTGATAAACTGGCTGCTGCGATTGACGTTAATGCGGCCAATTTCACCCTTAAGAATTGTGAAATTCTCATGGCTGATTCCGATGGGCAGGCTGTTAATGCCATTACGACCGATGCCAACGCAGGGAATATGAAAGTTTTGAATTGCAAGTTTCTCGCTCCCAACGCCGGAGCAAATGACGCCATTAACCTGACGGGAGCCACTAATGGAGTTGAAATCAAAAACTGCTTTATCGCTGGTGACTTTGCTGTTGCGCCAATCCACAACCCGACTGGAAATATTCTAACCAATCTTCTGGTTGCAGATTGCTTCTTGAAGAACGACAAATCTGGTGAGTTTGCGCTTGAACTTGTAAGCGACTGCACAGGATTCTTGGTGCGGAACTATTATCATACTAATGGTCTTTCGACAGCGGTTGAC